TTAAAAAGCGGGGTGTGTCAGTGGCGAACCGGGACTATGTGGGGAAGCGACGTGTTACTGTTGCTTCCGGAGTCTTCTAAGTCTGCTATATACTTTTTATTAGCTTACCTTGAGATTTTACTTGATTCTTTGGATTGTTCCAAAATTTCAGTAAATACCCTCTGGGACGGCTTTGCGAAAGTGGCAAACTGGAAGGTGGAGAACTTTGTAAAGTATGCGAAATACTGTACGGCTTTTCCAATGGCTCGATACTTGCGTAACGAACTACCTGAAAAACCTGAAGGATTGCCTTCTTGGTCGGTCTTTGGCGGTGCTATCTATAAAAAGATACACGCTAGACTTGTTTCCTTGAATGACAAAAATACTTCGTTTTTCACGGCGTTACTCCAGGGGGTAAAAAGAGCTTGTAATACAATCCCTAGGACTTATATTGAAAAGTCCAAGCTTTCACACCTAAAGGTTCTAACAACCGCTCCATCAGATATAGATGAGGCGTTTATGGAACGTTTAGAGGGAAAGTTCATGGGGGTAGGACAAAAGTTCAAATTACCTTATAAGAAAGTAATAGAGGTCACTGAGCCTTCAAAAAATGCCTGTTTTGAATGGGCAAGAGATGAAGGTGGCCAGTATAATCAAGTTCAGAAGATCTGGGGACAGACAACTTTCAATGAAAGAAGCGTCGACAACCATGCATTGTATAAATCAATGCTTGAATCCAATGATTTGATTAGAATGGACGAGGGCAGGACCCAATACTATTATCGAGATGTTCCGTCAGATAAAATAGACCTTATCAACATTGCTGCAGAAACTTTATACAAGGGGTACCCTCTTAATTGTAAGATTGTACCACTTGCAGAACCACTAAAGGTTCGAACAATATCTGCTGGCGAAGGTCTTCCATACTATGTAGGTAAATCATATCAGAAAGCAATGTGGAGTTATCTCAAAGAGATGCCCCAATTTGTTGCAATTGGTGAACCACTGAGGCCAGATCATCTTCATAAAATGATGATAGAAACTGGCGATCAACTAGATTTGTACCTGTGTGAGCTTCCAGGTAGACCCGAAAAAGGTCTTCCCTTGAATCCCACACAGTTCTTCGTTTCTGGTGATTATTCATCTGCAACCGACCTATTAAATATCAAGGTCACACTTGCTGCTTTCGATAGTTTCGTGCTTACGCTCAAACGTAGGTTAGAAAAACGTTTTTGGTCAGAGGACGGGGGTGAAACCACCACCATGTTCAAATTCCTTGACGTGATTCGTTCACTACTAGAGCCCCACAACATGTTCTACAATGATTCCACTGGTTCACTGGAGCAGTACTGTATTGACAATTGTATAGAATATCAAATTGTCACTATAGCACATGTCCAGTTCCTGATGGTGCATCAGAGGAATGGGCAACTAATGGGATCTCCCATTAGCTTTCCTTTTCTATGTCTGATCAATCTTGTGGTATATTGGGTATCGCTCGAAGATTACCTTGAGACCGAAGTCCCCATGAATCTACTTCCTGTTCTTGTCAATGGAGATGATATCGCATTCCGTTCAAACCCTGAACATTATGCTATATGGAAAGATTACACTGCTAGAGTTGGCTTTAAGCTTTCTCTTGGCAAGAATTATATCCATCCAAGTATCATGACAATGAACTCTGAGGTTTTCCGTTATGTCGGGTGTGACTTTAGACCAATAAAATATTTTAATGTTGGTCTATTGATGGCTCAGTCCAAAGGACGTTTAGCCGACCCTACACGAAAGTTACCTCTTGTAGATTTGTATCGTTTCTCGGTGTTAGGTGCACAGGATAAGTTAAGAGCCCATCGTAGGTTCTTACACTATAACCGCTTGCAAATATCTAAAATTACAGATAAAGGCAAGTTTAACCTGTTTATACCGATACACCTAGGCGGACTAGGTTTTCCGACTTTCCCAGAGTTGTTCGGGAATTTCGAAGTTACAAAGTTCCAGCGTAGGTTTGCAACATTCCTCTTGAGAAGAATTGAGCAGCAACTTGCTCTCGGTGTCTATCCGAAGAAGTACCTATTTGCCTTAGTTTCAGAGGCCACTCCTATGAAGTCATACTTCAAAAAGACTGGCATGAAGGCTCTGAAACTGGGCGGAGAAGTACCGGACGAGGGTTGGGAAATATATTCCGGCCCAAATCCTCTCACTGCAAAGCCTTTTCAGGCTGATAGGTGGGATCTTCCAGACACAGTAGGAGAGATAAGCTACAGGTTGCCCTCAAGAAGTTTGTTGCGAGAGTTTAATACACTCCAGTATTATGCTTCAAAAGTGCAAGAAGGTGGATACCATCCTGGGGCACATTGCGTTATCGCAACCCAGGCTTGCTCTGATGAGACTCTCTTTTCTACAGATCTCCGTTTCGTCTGGTTTAAGCCAACTTTTCCAAAAGTCGAGTTGGTTCGACAAGACGAAGACCACTAGCCGTTGAGGCGGCAATCGGCCGTACAACGGTCGACGGGGTTCAAATATTTACTAACCAAAACGGGCATTCCCGTACCAAGGAGCCAGGACGAAAGTCCTTTCATCCGGATGGTCTAC